CTAGGGGCGCCGTTGTATCCGCCGCCTGGGACGCCGCCTGGGCCGTTGTATCCGTCGCTAGGGGCGCCGTTGTATCCGCCGCTGGGGACGCCGCCATGGAAGCCGCTGGGGACGCCGCTGGGTGCGCCGCTAGTGAAATACAAGGTGCCCGCATCCTGATCGAGAACGGCAATGGTTTCTTCTTCCTGCCGATGTTCGGTTTTGCTGACCCGTCCGAGATACCGGCGCGTCCAGCTAACTATGGGGCCATAGCCGAGCCCGCCGCGATGCAGGGGGAGGGGTGATGCGTAGGCATTACTTTGGAGCGCAGTGCATCCCCCTCAACCAAAACAAGGTGGTATGCTTGAATTGTGGCAAAGTAACAAAGATCGGGGATTGGCCTACAGGTAAAAGGGCTAAATGCTCCCCTACTAGACGATACAGGTATCTGTCAGACGGTGCGACGGGGCAGGTTTCTACAAGAACGGGGCGGCTTCGTGTTCGCTCACTTGGGTTTGCCGCCATCCTTCGCGCGGGAGGGAAGGAATGACAGCCCTCTCCGAATTGAACCGCCACGTCACCCGCCAGGTCGAACTTGGGCGCGGCGTGAGGCTATCCGCCGAAGAACTCGACTTGCTATATTCGATCGGGTTGGGCGAACTGCTCGCCATCAAAACAGCCGAATCATTGAGGGACCAATGCCAGAAGCGGACAATGCGCTCTATTCCCGAGGCAAATACCGGCTCGAATGGGACCGAAAGCGAGACGGAAGCCTCAGATCCCCGTTCCTCCAAATCGTCTGGTACGACGCAGACGCTGGACGTAACCGGAGCAAATCAACGGGCACAGAGGATGTTGCGGCCGCGGAAGAAGAACTCGACAAAATCTTCCTCAAGCGGGAGAGGGGGCAAGCCGTCTGCCCAACCTGCGGCCAAGCCACCCGCAAGGGAGGCAACTATCTCGTGACCGATAGCATCGCCGATTATCTCGTTGCCCGTGCGAACATAGATTCGATCAGCACTGTGCGCGCCCGGCTTGCTCACGTCACAAACTACCTCAACGACACCGATCAGCTTGGCATCACTTGCGAAGCGATCGATGAAAACTGGATCGAGGATTTTCGGGAGTGGGCTTTCGAGATCCCCGTTGTATCGCCATCCGGCAATGTGCGCGAGCGGACGCCTGGCACCGTGGAAGGCAGTGTTCGGCAACTCGCCGCCGCAATCAATTATTCTTTCAGCCGGCACGACACGATATTCCCCGCCGCATTCAAGCCGAGGAAGGCGAAGGAAGTCAGCAAAACGCCGGTCTATCGCTCGGACGTGCCCGAGCTGGCTGCGATGTTCCGCTATGCGATGAAGCCCGGCAAGGATGGCAAGCCCATGAACGCGCGTGGCCCGCTTTGGCGGTTCCTTCAGATCAGCGTTATTACATGGTGCCGCCCTGATGCGGCTTATGCCTTTTCCACCGATCCGGCATCGCGCCAGTGGCACTCCAACATGCGTGTGGTCGATCTTAACCCCAAAGGCCGGACGCAGACCCGCAAGTATCGCCCCGCCGTGCCGGTCGGTGAGCGCGCTGCGGATCTGCTTGATGCGAGTGAGGGTTATTTCGTCGGCGCCGATTCGGTGAAGCATTCATTTTCAACGATGCTGGACGAACTTGGCCTCCCGCGTGAAGGCGAGACTGGCACCAAACTGATCCGCCGGTCCATGGCAACGCTCGGCCGTCGCCGTCTCGGTGAAGAGCATTTCGTTCAAGTGGAACGGATGCTGGGCCATCGCAAAGACTCGACCAGTGACCTGTACGCCATGTTCGAACCGGGCTTTCTGGGGCGCGCCCTGAAGGTCACAAATGAGATTATTGACGAGATTGAGAAGCTGGCTCCTGGTGCGTTCCACCGGAAAGACACCGGACTTCGACTAATCAAGGGAGGAGTTGTTGCTTAGTGCATGCCGCAGAAATCTGCGAAAAATAAATGGTCGGGGAGAGAGGATTCGAACCTCCGGCCCCTGCCTCCCGAAGACAAGGGCTAGGTCAAAAATCCGCAGAAAACCGCCACATTTCCTATCGGCGGTAGCGGAACAGACCGGGAAATTTCTCGAGTCGCGGGCACAATTCACCGGAGTTACACCGGAGCATATTTTCACCCCTCACGCGGGAGGCGCGCGTGGGTGAGCGGGCTACCATTTATCACGGCACACCGATGACACCGCGAGCGGCTTTGCTCGATGTTTGCCAAGGCCGAGCAATGTGCATGTCATTCTATCGGCCGGATGACGTGGAGGCGGTCGAAGCGATTGCCCCCTTTTGTCATGTACGACAGCGGGGCGTTTTCGTTCTGGCAGGCAGCTATGCGGGCGGGCAACGATTGGAGCGAGGATCAGGACTGGAAGCCATACTTCGATTGGCTGGAACCTCGGCTGTTCAAACCGGGCCGTTGGGCGATCATGCCAGATATGCCGGGGGCGCCCTCACAGCTCAACGATGCACTGCTGGGCGAATGGCCGTTTGGACAGCGAGGCGCGCCAGTGTGGCACATGGATGGTCCGATAGAGCGGCTGCTTCGACTGTGCGGGCGATACGACCGGGTCTGCCTTGGCTGGACAGGGCCGAAGGTCGGTTCACCAGACTATCACAAGCGCATGGAGGAAGTCGCTCACGCTCTCGGCAACCGATGGCCCGTTCTTCACATGCTACGCGGGACAGCGGTCGCGTTCGATTATCCTTTCGCAAGCGCCGACAGTACCAGCCTTGCGCAAAACGGGTGGCGGTATGACACAGCGTTCGACTTCGGGGACAAGTGGGCAGGCCGTCGGGCCTATGCAGACCGCCTTGAGCGCCGATCAGTTCCAGGAAGCGTGCAAGGTACTCGTTGCCGAGCACGAAGGCCACGAACTGCACCTAATGTTCGATTGGCTGGTGAGCGATTTGCTGACCAGTTGGGGTTATGGTGAGGGGGTCTCAGTGTTCCTCACCCATGCCATGCCTTATCATTCAGGAGCCGCAGCAGGGGAGCCTGTTTTGAACGGCTTGGCCGAAGCTTGGCCCTCTGCAGCAGCGGGAGGCGCGCGTGGGTGATCGGACGGCTTGGCGCATCCAGAACGCTGCTGGGAGAGGGCCGTATATCCCCGGCTTCTCGCATAGGTGGGCTGATGTGGGTAGGGTTCCTTACCCGCCATGGTGGGAGGAACTAGAACTGACAGTGAATGAGGCTATCGTGATGCTTCCGCACGATACCTACACCGGCTGCGCGTTTCAGAGCCTAGATCATCTGCGCCGATGGTTTAGCCGCCGCGAACTGTCGAAGCTGGGCAAACTGGGCTTCTATGCCGTGTGCTTCAATCCAGATCAGATCGTGGCCGAGACACCGACGCAGATCGTGTTCGCCAATCGTGAACCGCATCACACGCTTGGGCCGCCCGCAATTCGGTTCGCAGCATGACAGACCCCCACCACAGGAGCCGCCGCATGACCCACGCCCCAACCTGTGAGGACAATGGCGCATATCCCGGTAGCTGCACTTGTGTACGGACAAGCGCCGTAACGGATGCCGACCGAGAGGCCGCAGCCAAGTGTGCCGTGCTGGCAGAGTTTCGCGACCTGATCCGTTCTGGCAGGGCAGACCATCACGCCGAGCCATGGTCGGTTCATAGGCTTACCGAGCGCGCCGCTATCGTGGCTTGGCTGCGCCAACCCCGTAACGGCATGGGTTATATCGGCAGGGTGATGGCGGATAAGATCGAAGCAGGGGAGCATCTGAAATGACAAGCAAATACCTCACCAAACCACGCCCATTCCCCGTGATGATGGATTACAACGGGCTACGGATTGCTCTGGCAGACGAGCGCGACCTTTGCCGCAATGACGGGGTAGAGGATATTGCGGATCTTCTCAATGAAGCTATTCGCGCCATCGAGACGCTGTGCGCCGAGGTGGAGGAACGTGAGAAATACGTTCGCCGCATGTATGCCAGCATCAATGAACTTGTAGCCGGCCTGGAATGTCATGGCGCAACCAAGTGGTTGCCGCATCGTGTCGAACGTGCGGTTCAAATCCTGAACGAATTGAGGCCACACGATGAAAACTAAGGCAACATCAGAACAGATTGAACAGGTCGCGCGCATCATCGCAGGAGCGATGGGCGATAATTACTCCAACGCATTTCGCAATAAGCAGCGTTGGGTTGCCAAGCGAGGGATGAGTGGTGGTAGGTTTCGCGATGTAAACGAGCCGTTCCAAGCTGATTACGACGAGGCAGCAGGCGCAGTTCTCGCAATGGCTAGGCCCGAATACTGGTTCCATCAAGGCAAGTTGGAAGGCGCTCGTTTGGCGCTTGAAGCCGCCGCGACTGTTAAGTCGACAAGCACGCCATCAGGTGAATGTGAAACAGTGGGCCAATGGACAAGGAGGACATTGCGGGAAGCAATCCGCGCGCTTGATCCTGCCAAGATTGTAGGGGAGGAATGATGGATGAAGCAGGCATCCACGCTGCAATGGCGCTCCACAGGGCGCGTTATCCAGAGGGGCACAACGATGAGTGATCGACCAGATTGGGCCGACGATTACGACTTCGACAACGAGCCGGAAGATGACGAGTTCGGCTTCGACTGCGCCGGATATTACCCAGAACCCGCAGGGGAGTTTTACTGCCCGCTTTGGGGAACTGAGGAATGCGATTGGGAATGCCCGCACGGAGGGATTGGCTGATGCCAGACACACTCACCATCATCACCGCCTTGGCACACCCGGCGGTGCGCCACTTGGTGGAGCCAGAAGCGTCTCTCGCCTCGCTTGGTCTGGATGCTATCGACCGGACCTATACCCTGCCAATCGAGATAGAGGAAAGGCTCGGCATATTCCCGCCAGATCGCGAGATTGAACGCTGGCAGACTGTCCGCTGTGTCATGGATACAGTGGAGGGGATGACGGGATACGGCCCGAACCACCCTGATTACCCTGACGCCCCCAGAGACTGGGATGGCGGCCCATATCTCTGCCGAGATGGCAGTATGTATCACATGCGCGGATATGGTTGGCAGCACGGATTAGGCTGCTGGAGCGCCACTGCTGATTGGGATCGGGTTGGCTACACTTCGAAATCCCAACACAAGGAACCCAGCGAATGACCTCACCCGTACCCGACACCGAACACAATACACAGGCCGATCTGGATGCTGCCTACAACCGGGGCTGGAACGCGGCGCTAGAAAAGGCCGCTTCCCTCGCCGCACTGATCGCTCTGGCACTGCTTGGGGTCGCTATTGTAGGCTGGGCAGGGCGGTGATAGCATCCCACTGCCTCATGGGGTCCGACGCGGCGGACGGGGCGGTGGCCCGCCAACTGTGCCGCCCCCATTTCCTACAAGCGCCAAGAAAACTTGAGATTCCAGCGGTTCAAGTGTGTGCAGATGAGGCTGCGGGCCGGGGTGCGATCCCGTTATCAAGAACCGTCCTTGTCGATCGCAGGCAGGTAGGCGGCTAGCCGGTGGAAACGATCTGCGAAGTGGTGCAGACGCCTTTATGGTTCCGGTTGCGCAAGCCCGCAGCCTTTACCTATCAGCGCGGTAAGTAAACGATAGCGCGGGCGGCTTTACTTGCACACGGCTCCAAAGCGCGCGTTGTGGTCCTGCGCCTCTTTGGTCGTTTCTTCAGTGTCATAGCGGTTGCCAGGATCGTCAGCCAGCTTGCGCGAACCGTCCACCTGCACAGGCGGAATCGCATAACTGATCGGCCTGAACACCACGCACGCGCTGTCAGCAATCGGAGGGGTTCCGAGCGTTTCGCACGCACTCGTCAAAAGCAGCGCCAGTGTCGCGGCGCAGAGTTTCAGATGCTTCATTTGCACGCTCCACTTGTTGAATTGTCGCGGTGACGTTCTTTTCCCGCTGCACGGTCGCGCCCACTTGCTGATTATGCTTGTCGTCGGCATTCTCAGCCGCTCTCAGCCAGATTACGCCGCCTGTGAGTAGTGCGACCGCAGCAAGCAGCCAGACGCCCTTAGACAACCCCAGGAAGGCTTTTGCGGTTAGCCATGCGAATATCACAGGTTCATCTCCCTCGCGCTTGCCTCGGTCTTTTTGGCAGAAGCTACGTTACGATCCTTGATTGCGACCGCGCCGGCGGCTGCCAGCCCGACAACGCCAAGCCCTCCGGGGAAGGCGATGCAGTATTCGGTCAGGTCGAAATGCCTGCCGTCGATCAGGTTCCACGCGATAAACACATGCGCGCCGACGATGTAGGTCACGCCGCCCGCAAAACCGATGACGCGGCTTAGTTCATAGCCGCCGCCAATCCCACGAAGGGCTTCGGATAGGCCACGCATCATCGTGCCAGTCCTTGCGAACGAAGGGTGAATCTGCTATCAAAAACGGGCCGGAAACGCTGGTTGCACAGCGCCCGGCCCTGACCAATAACCGCATTAGGAGTGCGATCATGGCTGATGTCAGTTTGCCAGAAATTTCGACAAAGTTGAATAAGCGCTTTTGGGAAAAGGTCGCCAAAGGTTCGCCAGAAATCTGCTGGCCGTGGATGGGAAGTAGGGACAGGCGAGGCTATGGACGGCTCGGAAACTGGAAAGACGGACGCACGATCCCAGTGTTGGCAACGCATGTTAGCCTGTTGCTGGATGGCCGGCCTCGCCCCAGTCGACATCTTGCTCTGCATTCTTGCGACAATCCATCGTGCGTGAACCCGAACCATCTTCGCTGGGGCACGCACACAGAGAACACTGCTGATAGGATTGCTAGAGGGCGTAGTGTCCCGGCAGAGCACCACAGCGAGACTATGAAGAGAAAAGCTGCAAGGGGGGAATCCCACTGCTGCGCAAAGCTTTCTGACGAGCAAGTTCGTGCCATCAAAAAGGACACCAGACTGCATCGACAAATCGCCGCCGATTACGGCATCAGTCGCTCCTATGTTGGTCAATTGAAAGACTCCTCTCGTCGTCAAGGCGTGGAGTAGAGCGATGCTTCAGCCGCGCGGCGCCGCACCAAACCGTTGAGCACTTTGCCGCCTGCGAACTTCCAGCGCGCAAACTCAGCCTTGGCGCCTTCGTGGTCGCCAGCGAGATGTTTTTTTAGCAGCGTGGAGGTGCGCAAGTTCTCCGCACCTGCGTTAAAGGCGAGACTGACGAGCGCCGCGAACTGGTTATCTGTTGCAGTCGGCGCCATCTTGCTCACCGCATTCTCGAAACGGTCAAGATCGGCCCGCAGTAGGGCTTCTGCCTCGCCCTGCGTAATCTTCATGCCGGGTTTGACGTGCGCCCCGGTTGATCCATATCCAATCGTCAAGATTCCAACCGCGTCACGGTAAGCCGTCAGCTTGCAGCCTTCGAACTCCTTGATGAGTGCTAGACCTGCATTGTTGATGCGACGGGGGGCAGGCGGGATAATATCGTTGCGAGGCACGGCCAGCCTATCGAGCATGCTGTCGATTTCTGCCACTTCCTTGTAGTCAAAGCCCCTGCCGCGTGACACGCGGATTGAATCGAATATCGGTTTCCTCGGATCGTTCATTCCTTGCCCCTTTCATAATGGACCAGAGGTGGGGCAGGCGGTGCCGGCACTATCCCAACGGATCTGCCGATGAGCCATGCAGCCGCGATCAGGCTGAATATCGCCGGGCCCCAGATTCGCAGCCACGTGAAGACATTGTATGCGCCCTTGCGCCGGTCTTCCGCGCTTTCCAGTACATCGACCCGGATGGCGAGCGCGGCCGTCTCCGCCTTCATGGCGATAAGTTCTTCGCCAACCTTGTTTTCTTCAAGCCGGGCAAGGCGCACCAGCATATCAACTTGGGTCTTCTGCAAGTCCGCCATATTTTGCGCCATCTGACGAACGCTTTCAGCAAGCCCTTTGATAACGTCATATTGAAAGCGGGTGTCCGCTTCGGATGAGCCACGGTCAGGCATGACAAACGCCACGTCGGGGGATCGTGCTTTTCATGCAGCAGCCTTTTCGTTGGGTTTCGGCGGGGTCGAGGCGCATACGCGCGGTCGTAGCGGCGGCTTGGTTAAGCGTCCGGTTAGACCTGCGTTATCCGGATTTGCGATATGGACACGCCGCGGTTGGAAGCGCCGGGGCCATCCAGCAAGAGGTGCGGCGCCGCGGTGCCCGCCGGAATAACGAAGGTGAACGATGCCGTCAGCGCGCCCGTGCCGAAGCCGCCGAGGATTTCGCGGTACGAGTCGGACCCGCCGGTGATCGCAAGGTTATTGGCTGACGAATTGGAACCGATGCCATCCTTGTTAATCATCGCGTGCATGGTCGTCTGGTTGGTCAGCGACGTGTAATCAATCTCCACCTGATAGACGGTAGCGCCATCCTTCACGAGCGAAGGCAGAGGATACGCCAAGCGCAGGTTGCCTACCGGGGTTGCGCCTGCGGCCAGCTTCCAGACTGTGCCGTCGAGCACGGAGGTCTGCGTGCCGGTCGCGGTGTTCTGGTTAGTCTTGATCCAGTCCGGTGGAAGCTCGCCGGACAGGCCCGTAAAGCTCAGCGTGATGGGTTCGAACTCCGGAACCGGGTCCGGTGCCGTTTTGCGGAACGTGATCGTACGGCTCATGGCGAGCGTGCCGAGAGGCTGCCCCTGCGATGACCTGCGCACGTAATGCTTGAGGCGGCTCTGCCCGTTGTTCGTGACCTCGTTGGTCAGGCCCGCTGATGGGACCAGCAGCCTCGCCATCTTACGCACGATGAAGGTAGAAGAATTGCTGTTGCTGGTGATGGTCAGAGAGGCATCGCCCCCCGCATCGGAAGTGACGGTGCCAGAGCGCACGGTTCCGGCGGGAACAGTGAACGCGGCTGTTCCAGCTACCCAACCCGGTCCCGTCCCTTGATAGGTTGCAGCCGGACCTGTCCGAACGGTGAGTTCGTTAGTCCCTGTGTTCTCGACCTCCATGAAATACTGCGCGCTGGGCTCAAGCTCGTCCCACACCACGAAGGACTGGTTAGCCAGCGTCGTCTTCGTCGCAGAACCTTGGCCCGTTGCGGGATCGAACGTGGCGGGAGTGGCCGAGCCGATCATAGCGACTTTGCCCTCTGCCAATTCGCTTGGCGCTAACTGGTCTGTGCCAATCTCGATTTCGTAGCCGGTCGATGCTTGGCGCAGGATCACAGGGGCAGCGGCGACCGGGTAGTTGGCCGTGGCCGTACCGTCCTGCCACGTAGCGCCGCCATCGTCGCTGAAATGCGTGAAGTTGTTGCCGATCACCATGGATAGCAGCACGTTGTAGAACGCCTGCGTGCTGGTGTAGCTGATCGAACCGGCTAGACTGCCGTCGGGTTCAATGGATTGATCGAAGCTAACCGTGGCGGTCTCGCCGCCTTCCCATGTCAGCGTTGCCTCATAGCCGAAGTTGAAAGACGCGACATATCGTTCAGTCGTAAGGTCCGGCATCTTGGACGAATTGATGACGATACCACCGTGGTAGTGGCCAGCGAAACGTGCGAAGCCGAAGTTGCCTTGGGCCGCGCTATCCACCGAGCCGATATCCTGGTGCGGCGTAGCGATAGGCGTGTTCGGGTTGCTTTCCACGGTAAGCAGATGATGCGTGCCATACCAACGCCATCCGCCGAACGGTGCGCCGACGCTGGTGCTCGGTGTCGTGGTGCTGCCACCGTTCTGATAGATCAGCTCATAGGCAATCGCGCCCCATTCGTGCGGGGCAATGACGAACGCTTTGGTCGAGCTTACTGGCACGATACGTATGGGTGTTTCAACTGGCTCGCCGCTGCTAGAACGCGCCGTCGCCGTCGTTATACCGAGCCCAAGGCCAAGTTTCATCATATCACACCCCGACCTTGACGGAGTTGGCTTCACACCCTGCCTCAAAAGACGTGACGGCACTTACGACATCAGCGCCGCTGATTTTCGTGGTGTGGTATTCATTGAAGTTGTTTACGCCGCTGCCAGCATTGTAGCTCTGTAGGCCATTGGTGATCTTGCCCGCTCCACCCGTGGCAGACATTTTCAGGATGTTCCGCGCGTTTGAGCCTGAGCTTTGGATGAGTGCCGTCGCCGTCCGTGCGATGTTGTTCCCGTGGATATGCAACTCGCCACCAGTGCAACCCTGCATGGAAGCGTGAACAAGTGCCTCGCTCGAATAAACGCTGATCTTGAATGCACGGCTGTTGACGACGCCGACAGAGGGATCGGTGCCCACATAGTTGTAGCACTCGTAGCCGTCGATCTCGACTGGACCATGGCAATTCTGAACGAAGATGCCGCGACCTGATGCGAAGCCGGCGTAGCCACCAGAGACACGGACGCGCCCAGCTCTCTGCAAGTTGTTAACCAGCATCCCGCAGACCGTGTGCTGGTCAAACGTGGGCTCAAAAATGCGGCAGTCGTTCGCGCTGTTGATGGGGTCAGTGGTGCTGCCGGTTCCGTCGATGGCGAGGCCATATTGGCCTCCAACTGTCTCCGGTCGGTCAATGAACACGTCTGTAAACCGGCCACCGCCAAGGTAGAAACAGCGGCTCAGAATGCCTGTGCCAAGATTGAACTCGGCTTGGCACCCCATAAGGTAGAGACTTGCATTGCCGCCCAGCGCCGAAAGCTCGTAGGCGCCGTCCGAGAAATAGCCGTTCCACTGGTCGGTGCCGCTTGCGCAAGCAACGTCGCGCTTGGCCCGGCACTCGGTCACTTTACAGTAAACCGCGCCTGCGAACCGGAATGAATGCGTGTGGGGGCCGCCGACGCGGACCTGATGGAGCGTGGCTTCCAGGCAGTTACCAACATGGACGCCGGTAGCGTTATTGTCACCGCCCACATGAGCAATCAGGCGCCCCACATATACATGCCGCAACGACATGCCACGCGGCGCACCCGAGTAGGGGTCGGCCGGGTTGTGCGTCATGTTGCCTATCAGGATGACCGCACCGCTGGCGGCATTCAACAGGATGCGGGTCGCAGTGTTTTCAGTTCCGTAGTTGCAGCCCACACCGATGAGCTTTGTCGCAGGCGGAATTTGGATCTGCGAAGCGGTGAGATAGTCGCCCATCTGAAGCTGAACCACAGACAGGGCAGTGAGTGCCGCCGTGATAGATGGTTTCGCGTCAGCCGAGAGATCGGCCTTGGCGCCCCACCATTCAGCGAAGCCGTACCACACGCGCTTTGGGTTGAAGACGACCCGCCCGGTCCCTGTGCAGTTAAACACCTGATGCGTTCCCGCGGTCAGGCCACCGTTAAAGGTTACTGTCACACCATCGGGGATAACCAGTACCGCGCCGGGAAGAAACTCCACATCGCTCTGAAGCGTCAAACTCGACGCAATCCGGTAGTTGCCGGGGGTGAGCTTCGTTAGTTTTCCTGCACCAACAGCGGTGTCGATGGCAGCAATTGCTGTGCGGTCATTGGTTGTGCCATTGCCTGCAACACCATCAGCTCCGGGGCGAACGGTGCGGCCTATGGCATTGAGGTTATTGATCGGGGAATCGAGGCCCAAGTAGGTCTGAGCCGCTGCCGCATCTGGCCGAGCAAGCAACCCCATCATGTATTCCGAGGCGCCAGCAGCAGAGGGGGCGGACAGGCTCACAAACCAGGCTGATTTAGTGCCAGAACCCCATACTGCACGCACGGTTACGTCAAGAACGCCCGTGGTGAAGTTGTAGGCAATGACCTGCGCCGTCATATAGTTCGTGGTCGGCGCGGCAGCATCTGCAAGGATGACATATTGTCCGCCGGCGAACTGCTTCCCCGGCTCGACGGTGAGCGTCTTTGCCCCCATGCTGATCAAAAGGGTCGTGGTCGAAGTCGCGACCGGAGCGGAGGCCGCCGCTGCATTGACAAGATCGGGCCCAAAGGCGTTAAGTTCGGCAGGTAAACGCTCCAAGGCTTCAAGAAACGCAGCCGTCTTTGCCGAGAAAACCGCGCCGGTATCGGTGCGGCGATTAGGCGGTGATGGCAGGGGAGTAATCGTGGGAAGGCTCACGGGCATCTCACATAAAAAAAGCCCCGCTTTTCAGGCGGGGCTCGGACGGACAGGTTTCGGTGTGGGTTAAGTTACGGAACACACCGAAGTTGGGTGCGATGGCAGGGGGAAATCGACGGAATGCTCATAGACCGCGCACTTCAAGCGACATGATGGAATAGGTCGGATATCGAAGCTCAATCTCGGCATCGCGCAGCAGGCCGAAATTGTATGTGCTGCCGAAATCATCGGCGGCGAGCGTCAGCACCGGCTTGGCACGATAGGATGAAACGAGATTGTAAACGGGGTCCGTGGCGTTCGCGGGCACATAGACCGTGAACCGGCCGCGCCGCACGTAATCACGCTCGACGATGGAGGTGATGCCGAAATCATCCTCAATGATGCGCGAATAATCGACGATGCCGATGCTCGCAGATGCGGTTTCCCCGATGCTGCGAGAATGGCCGACAATCATATGGCCAACCGAAACCGTCGGCTCGCCTACAAATGTCGCAGTGATTACGGGGTCAAGGCCGAGCGGCAGTCCTGACAACACCAGGTCTATTTTGCGAACCAGCGGCTCAAAGAAATACTCATAGTAATCATTAACCACACTATCATCGTTCATTGAGTGCGTTTCTTCGTAGAGCGGCACACCATCGCCAGTGATCGTGACCGTAATCTGCGCCGCGTCCACGTTAAGAAAACCAACTGTGTCAACGTAGCCGGACACTGGAACCGTCACTTCAAGTGGCGATGTCGCTGTCGTCTGGGTGCCCCGCTTGTCATCGAACATCGCCCAGACATTGTTGACGCCAAGAGCAAGCCATTCATCGGGGTTGGCGTCGGGTTGTTTGTCCGTGTTGTCTTGCAGCGCCTCGTACCGCAGGCGGCCATAGGATACGATGTTGCCGGTTACATAAGAGGTCGCATTGCTCCATACCGGGTCAGCATTGACGGCGCTGGTGGTCAGGTCCGATGGCTGAATGGCGTAGGGCCGAACGATCTTCATGCCGCTGGCACCACGTTGTCGATCGTCACAACCAGCGTTCCGTCACGTTCAACGCGGGTCAGCACCCGCTCCATGCGGTTCAGGGCAATTGTTGATGTTTCCAGAGCTACTTGCGCCTTTTCGCTTGTCGCCTTGGTATCCGCGCTGTTTTGCGCCATTTGAGCTGCGAACCCTTCCAGCGTTGCGTTCGTGCCGGTTGATTGAGGGGCAATGCGATCTAGCTGCTGTTGTGCCGCATCCACCAATCCATCGGCAGCAGACATTGCAGCGTTAGCGCCTGACAGAACTGCGGCCATTGCCCGCTGGTATTGTTCCTGCGTGCCGCTGGCGCGCGCTGCTTCCAGATAGGCTTGTGCGTCCCGCGTAAAGGACGCGAGGGCCTGTTCACTACCAAGCTGCGCCATACGCGCCGTATTAGCGAACGCCGCCTGTGCGCCTGCCAAGCTGTTGGAGCCGGTGAAGCCGCGCAGGCCATCAGTGAATTCACGAATGGAAGCCGAAAAGCCGCGAAACTTTTCTATCGTTTCTGTGAGCGTCCGGCTCAGTTCAATCTGCTGTTGGATCGCACGAAGGTAATCCGGCGCGTCGTCTATGCGCGCCTGCCGGGCCATAGCCTCGGCTTCCTCAAACCGGCCTTGAGCCTCCATCAATTCAATCGTCTTGTCACGGATTTCGTTTGAGCGTTCCAACGCCTTGCGTTCGGTTGCCGCAATTTGCTCCGCTGCCTCTTTCGCAGCTTCCGCGCGTTTGATGCCGGTCAGGCGTTCCAGCGCTGCCAGTTCGTCAGCGGTCGCGCCTGCTTCATCGAAGATCCGCTTCATGGCATCGTGCCAGCGAGTGACCTCGTCCTGCGCCCACTTCGCCGGGGCGTCGTTCTTGGCCAGCTCATCGAACACGCTCTTGAAGGAGAGCGCCTTTTCAAGCTGCCCTTGCAAATCGCCGTCGCCTTGGATCAGCCGCTGGATGCTGGCTGAAAGGCCGCCGAGCACGCCTTGCTGGATGGCTATTTGCAGTGCGTAGGCAATTGCCGCCGCCTGATCGTCGCCAAAGTCGATGGCGCCCTTGCTGGTCTTGGTGACGCCGCGCCCGGTAGGGTCGACACGGTATTTTCCGTCACGCATCCCGATGGACACGCGGGCATTGCCGATCAGGTCGCCGCCCAGCTGGTTGGCCAGGTTGGTTAGGCCCGAGATAACGCCATCCGCCATCTTTCCGGCTGCGACTTTCAGCTTTGCCTTGTTGCCGGTGATGGAGGTGTCCATCGCCTCGCCTGCGATGATGCTGATGGTAGCAGACGCACGCGGCGTGGATTTGAGCATCCCGCCGATGAGGCCACCGACCAAACCTCCTGCGATACTGGCGAGAGGGCCAGCAAATTTTCCCAGGCCTTGAGCAATGCTTTCCAGACCCTTCGACAGGAATTTTTCGCCAATCACCTGTCCCAGGCCGCCGCCGATGGCGCCGCCGGTTCGGCTGCCGGTTACGCCGCCGAATGCACCGCCTGTTTGCATGCCCTCACTAAAGGCTTTCATTAAGCCGGCGAATTTTCCGCCTAGCGATGCGGCGAGGTTGTTAAATGTCTCATCCAGCACGGAAATCAGACGACGGAACGCATCACCCAACTTCCCGCCAATAAGGTCCGCTACATCGTTGGCCAGATCCAGCGTGCGACGGCGGTTCTGCTCAAACGTCCGCTCTGCGTTAGCCTGCCCTTGGGCCTGACCGATCTGGCCAAGGCGCACGCGTTTTTCCGCCTCAAGAGCCTCGACATATTTCCATTGCTCAAGACGGCGCGCCTCCGCGATCTTGGTGTTGTATTCGAGAAGAACTCCTTCCCGTTCGTACTGGTCATTGATGCGGGCGAGTTCGTTTTCGAGGCCCTCGCCAGACAAGCCCTGCAGGGCTTTCAACCGTTCATCACCAAGGCGCCGCTGAAGCTCGACCTGCTTTTCGATGATCGCGACGTTCTTGTTGGTTTGATCCGCCGCCTGTAGATCAGCCGCTTCCCTACGCGCCTTGATGTCACGAAGCTGGGCCTCAGTGAGCGCCTTCAAAGCCTTTTCGGCTTCCTGATACCCCTGCACATCGCCATTCGCGCGGGCCACGGAAATGACCGTCATCAGCTTTTGCTGTTCGATCATGTTTGAGAGGGCTTCGCTCGCCTTATCAACGCTGAGCGTACCAGCGGCCACCGCCTGATTGACGAACTCCTGCGCTTTCACCCGATCCAGCATTTCAGCGGTGGAGGCTCGGGAGCCTTCGACTTCCGAGGAAACGTACTTACGGATTTGTTGTGCAGCGTAGGCGGACAGATCCGCTTGCCTTTTCATTCCCCGGGCGATGGCTTCGCCCTCGATCCGCGCACGGATGCCTGCCGCGGTGCTTTCCCCATACGCAGCAGCGGCCTTATAATTCCCGGCTATCAGCGCCTCAGTCGCCTCGCTTTCACGCTTTAGCCCTTCAGCCAAGCGCTCTGCTGCCTTCACCGCAGCATCTTTCTTGTTCGTCGTTTCCGCGATGGCAGCAGCGACTTCGCGCTCTTGTTCGGGCAACACGCCACCGCCAGCAAGAAACTGATCGGTAGCGTTCCCACCCATGACCTTCGCCATCGCCAATTCCGTAGCGCGCGCGTTCTTTGCATCTCGATACGCAGGCGAGTTCCGCAAAATAGCGCCCAAGGGGTTGAGAACATCGCCCGCAATCGATTTGGCGCGATCGACAGCGCCGTTGCCCCCAATGCTGTCCAGCACTGCTTTGAAACCGCGCAACTCGGTCATGGCGTTTTGAAAGATTGCCGCGATGCCTGCGAATTCACTGGAGACGCGGGCGCCGAAACGTTCAGCAGCGGATTCCAGATCAGCAAAGCCGCTGGATCCGTCCGTTACGAAATTGGCCAGCTGTGTCGAAAACTGCCCGCCACGATCGAACGCACCGAAGGTGATAATTGCAGCATTCCGGACCTGGCCCATCGCCTCATCAAAAGTTACGGGAAGCTGCCGAAACTCGTCATCAAGACCTTGGGTGAACTTCTTGTCGGTGAACGCGCGCACCAGTTTGTCACTCGTCAACTGGCCTTCCTCAGCCATCTTGCGCAATTCACCAGTGGTAACGCCAAGGCTGTCTGCCAGCAGCTTCTGCAAGCGCGGCGCACCCTCTGCCATGGAATTGAACTCGTCACCGCGAAGCACGCCAGACTGCAACGCCTGCACAAGCTGGCGAGTGCTTTGCGTCGATTCCTGCGCCGATGCGCCGGAAACCTTGAAGGCTTTCGCTACCGTTTCCGTCGCGCGAGCAGCCTGTTCCTGCGAGATACCAAGCTGCAGGGCGTTCATTTGCAGTTTGCCGTAAAGCTGCGCTGTCACTTCAAGATCGCTGCGCGTTTCCTTCGCAATCCGGCGAACGTCTTCCTGTGCTCTGATAAAACTCCCGGTTTCCGAGGTGGCGAGCTTCAGTTGAGCAGTCAGCTGCTTGCTCTGGTCGGCTATGTTAAGAAACTGCCTCCCCATATTCAGCGCTGCGAAGGCGCCCGAGACAGCAAGCAACCTCCCCATTGCGCCGGCCAGAGGCCCACTCGCTGCTGTGATCTTACTTATGCCGCCAGCTGCCGAACCTGCGCTTCGGCCCATCGTGACGAAGTTGTCGTTTGCCGCCTTCGTGGACAGCGCCATATCCCTCGACGCGCTGTTCACCACGCGCTTCGCCTTATCTAAATCCTTTTGAAGCCGAGCGATTTCCGCGACGATTTCAATGCTCAACCGGCCCGCAGGTACTCCAGACATGCGCGCCTCCTTGGACAATAGAAAAGGCGGCTCCGGAGAACCGCCCTTGCGTGGTTGGTCGATGATGGTGGTGGCAGGGAACCGCTAACGCTTCCGCGCAAACGCCTTCATCATTTCAAATTGGCGGGACACCTTGTCCCGAACCTCGACGGGCTGTTCTGTCATCGGCTGCGGGCAATTCGGCTTTCTGGCCTCGTGCTTCATGTTCAGCCAGTGGGTAGAAAGCAGGCGAAGGGTGGCGGCCTCCCAAGGGTCTAATTCAACCCCGGTTATCCGCTCCCATGCCGCCATTTCCTGCCAGGTGATTACGCCTTCGCCGGTGATCGGGCCGATCTCGAAAAACCAGTTCGTCAGATAGGGCAGGGACATGTCCGGCAACAGGATGCGCTCACCCTTGGCCTTCTTCGCCTCAAGCCGCGTGACTGGCTCCTGCCCCTTTCCCTTATCGTCAACTTCCGGCGCAGTGTTCAACCAAGCGAGTTGTCGGACATAGCGGGTGAGATCGCTTTCGAGGCCGCTGTAAAATTTTCCCAGTTGCTGGCCGCATCCTCCATCTGGTCGCGGATATAGCCCAGTCTGGGGTTGCTGTAGATGGCGCGAACCTGATCGGGCTCGTCCGGAATTTCAAGGCCGTTGAAACGCTTTGTGACAGCGCACAGAAACTCGATCGTGTCTTCCGTATCGTCTGCGACAGCTTCCAGCTTCCCGCCGTTTTCGCGCACCTTGCGCATCGTCTTGCGCCGCTTGTTGGCATGAGCAACCTGCCAGATTTTGGACGCCGGGCTGAACATGGTCGCAGTGACTGGATTGTTGTTCTCATCCAGCATGGGCGAGCCGTCCATTTCCTTGACCGGGATGTCACTTACTTCTGCGGCAACTTTAGTGAGGGCATTTACTGCCATCGGTAGATCCTTTCAGGGAAGGGTGTCCCCGGCCGCGCCCTGACGCAAACCGGGAACAAAAAACCCGGCCAAAAGCCGGGGCGACGCATCAGGGGCGTGACGAATTATTAGGCCGGCGCAACGAAGATGATGCCGTCTTCGGTCTGGCTGACGATGGTGTAGGACAGCGTAACCTGCCGGGTAACGATTGAGTTCACATCGCCCATGCTGGTCGGCCCGCCCATCACAAGCGCGCGGCCATACCAATCGCCCAGGTTAGGGTTGCTGATCTTCACCGAATAAGCCGCATCGCTTTCAGATGCAGTGGTGAGCAGCGCCTGCCCGGCGTCGTCAGGATCTAGGCCCACAGTGATCGTCTGATCGGGGAGGCTGTAACCGCCCTTCGCTTTGGACAGGCCGCGATTGGCGATATTGCGCCACTCGACGGTTTCGTAAGTGCGGCTATTGGGAATATCGCCCAGATCGGAAACTTCACCGATCGTGGTCCAAGTCAGGGCTTCATAGCCCGCTTCGTTATAGGTTGCGGGGGCAGCAGCAGCAATTGCCAGCGTCGTGCCGGCGCTCGTGTAGACGCTCATGATTCTTGCTCCAAAGAAAAAGCCCCACAAAATGCGGGGCTCAAGACATTGCCGGCAGTGGCAATTCGGTTATCGGGCAGTCTTGCCCTTCGGCTTGGTGATAGGTGCCGTGGTTTCGCTTTCCACCTTCGGCGCGCGCTCGAACAAGCCAGTCGGCTCCAAATCCTGAAACTGCTGCAACGGCATCGGCACCCGGTCGCCCTTGGCGTATTGCGCGCCCTCGAATCTGACGCGCCGCTTTGCAATCACCTCAATCATCATGTTGTCTCCGAATATTTTACGCGGAAGTCCTGACTGCCGATGTACAGACTGGCGTCGTCATTGATGCCATCCGGACCCTTGCTGTCAGTGTGGATCGTGGCGTTGGAAATGCCTGGAACAGTCGGGTTGATCTTGTCTGCGGCAGCTTTCTTCACCGCCGCCATGATGATTTGCTGTTGGTCGTAGGTCTTAGCCACGACAGAAACTTGCACTCGCTCTGTGACGAAGCGTTTCGCCCCCGGTGCGGGAATGTTGCGGTCGAAAGATGATATGGACTGCAGTGTTATGAACGGTGCAGCCGTGCCTTGTGGCAGTACGCCTGCTGCGATCTTTGATGCTGGCACAAGGTTCGTGAGAGCCGCGTCAGCCACCAGAACTGAGCGGATCGCATGAACGCCGTTCACGCCGCCTCACCAACTTCCACGTAGGGCGCCATCAGGCCGGTCTTGCTGTAAAGGTACTCCTGCACCTGATCTGCAAAGGCTTCGACAGCCTGCTTGGCTTTCACATCAAGCGCGGGCCGCAGGAATGGATTAGGCGCATGGCCGGGGTGACTGATGATGCCGGAAGCGAAGTCGTCACCGATCTTCATCACGCCGTTCTCGACGGTCCCAGTTCCAGCCTTCGCCTTGCGGATGGCTATTCGGCCTTCACCTTTGCCCGTGCTGCCAATCAGGTGAGGACGAACGCCGAACTCCTGAAAATAGCCTACAAAGCCAATGCCTATGCTTTCATCGACATAGACGCGGATGGAGATTTTGCCGTCTTCGTTTACCCGCGCGCTGCCAACGGTGATCGACTTGGCCAGTCGGCCTTTTGCCCGCAGCTTGGCTTCATCTGCGATCTGGTTAGCAGCTTGCCGAAGTCCAGAGCGAACTGCGCCCTTCTGCAGGTTCTTGGGGAAGGCGGACAGGTAAGCATCAAGCTCCTTCAGGCCTCGGACGGGGAATTGCTTGGTCATCAAACCTCTCCACTTGTCGAAAATTCTTCGGCCATCATCTCAAGCCCATCGCGGCGCCCGATCTCGACCGGACCTGAAACAATCTGCAAGGTTCGCGAGCCATAGAGTATCCGCATGTCGCTGGTGATATCAGAACGATACCGGCACCGAATACGGGCAGGCCTGCGCGCCAGATTCACGTTGTCCGCGACATTCTCCGCCCTTGACGGAAGTACGTCCTGAACCTGCGCCCAGACTGTAACAATATCATCCCACGTGTAGCTGTAGGCCCCGGAGCCGCTGTTCTGCACCTGTACGCGGGCCTGAAACGTGATCTGGCGGTCAAGGTCGCCCGCCGCCAGCTTCATACTCTAACGTCCCTGTGAGGGCCGCAGAGGGCAGTAACCGCGGACATAAGCAAGCCAGATGCTGCGCCAGCCTCGCGGTTCTGGTAGAATTCCCCAACCAGCAGAAGAACGGCGTTGTCGAGATCAGCGGGAGTTGTCTCATAGCCAGCAGTGTAAGACACTTCGATCGAGCCACTTGGATAGACCGAGGGCCAGCCACCAGCAGGGGCATAAACGCGTCCCATTGCCAACTGACCGTTCGTAACGGTCGCCTCTGCTCCGTCGCTATCGAGATACCTGATCGTCACATCATCCGGGTTCGGCCCCCAGAACAGGGGCACGCACAAGCCGAATGCTGAATTGCTCTGCGTCACCGAGCCGCGAACGAGCTTCTTGCCCGTGACGTTCTCGACCCATGCCTGCGCCGCTGCCAGATACGTTCCGATCAGCGTGTCTTCCGCATCGCCATCAACGCGAAGGTGCGATTTTGCGAGGGTGAGGGTTACGGCCATTTCAGTAAAGCGCCCAAATGTCCGACGCCGTGCCGCCCGTGCGAACCTGCTTACAGATCAGCGCGTTGTAACCAGCCTGCAGGGGCACATTTGTTCGTGTAGTGCCGTCTTGCTGTTGCAAGTTGGCTGTGCCTGCGGTTCCGACGAGCAGGGCACGGCATGTGCCGCCCGGCAGGTCGCTGTCCGCTTTTGTCACGGGGACATAGCTGCCAGCGGGCGATGTTGACGCCTGCCCTATTGGATATGCCATCAATCTGTCCTTTCACTCAGGCCGGAGAGGTCAGCCTTCAATTCCGCGCCATCAGTGAGGGTCGTAATGAGTTCTGTGCCGCGCAAATAAACAGCGACAGGAGACACGCCGTCGCGTCCATTGGCGCCGCGCTCACCACGATCGCCGCGCTTCCCCTTGCAGGCTGAAAGCATCCAGCCCGGTCCCGGCATTTCACCTGGATTGTCGTATTTCGCGCGCCATTCGCTGCCGTTATAGCTGACTACATCAAGTGCGCGATACTCAACCGCGGGATCGAACAAGCCCTTCGCTTCGCCAGCGTAAGCGTCTTTGCCGTTTACTCCTGCCGGGCCTTGTGGAAGCTCAACCTCAAATATGGATCGGGTATCGCCTACCTGGAAGGCGAACTCGACTATCGCGCCATCTTGGGTGACAGTGAGGTCTTCAACGTCATGGCCGTCATGGCCATCTTCGCCACGGTCACCTTTTTCACCATCTTTGCCGTCACGCCCTACGATAGAGCCAAGCGTCTTTATGCGGCCATCTGTCATGGTGAGAACCAGTTCGCCCGAGCGGTTGATCATGGCGTCGGCAAGACCCACACCGTCCTTGCCGTCGCTCCCATCTTTACCCGGCTCGCCCTTCTCACCGGGCAGGCCAGCCTCACCTTTGTCTCCTTTTTCAGGAGCAGGCAGGGCTTCAATCGCTGCCTGTACCGCCAGAGGCACGGCCTCTGCGACAGCAGCGAGGGCGAGCGCCTTAACCGCCTCAATATCTGCGTCTTGCCCATCCCGGCCATCTTTACCCGGCTCACCTGGCTCACCTTTGACAGGTGTCACTGTTTCCCGCTGTTCAAGCGCAGCCAGTCGCAGCAGAACCGGCTCCAGAGCGGCGTCAACATGTTCGCGAACAATCATCGCGGTCGCTTGTGCGAGCGCCTTGGTGTCAAGCACTTAGCGCCTCCCGCAAATCTTTCTCATAAAGGGCAACCATCGCGCGCTCCTGTTCTGGATCAGGCTCTGGATCTTCAACCGGAGCGGGCGGGGGAACGGGCGCAGGCTTACTAGCCACTTCACCCGCTACCGAAAGTGGAATGTCCTGCTGCTGCACCCACGGCTCATCACCATATTTGACGGGCGCCATCTCAAAGTCGGCCCTGGCTGCGTTGCGGTCAAATACGCCGCCGCGCACCCCGTTGACCCAACCCTCCACGCGCTCCTTGAAGGCGGAGCGAAGCAGGGCACTGGTATCGAATTCAAGATATTCGTCTGGCTGGCCTGACAACTTGAACAGATTGCCGATTGCCTCTTCAATGTGGTTCAGGAGAAAACCAAGGCCACCGGCTCGCCAAGACTGCATCAGCGCCTCAGTGGATGCGTATGGAGTGCCTTCCGAGCTACCGAACACCTGCATCGGAACACGGAAAACCCGCGCGATTGCCTCGTCCGACAACTTGAGAATGTCGGTAAGCTGTGAATCGTCGTTGGTAGTGCCTATCGCTTGGGCCTTCAGGCCCGCGGATAGAATTGGCGTGCCACCCCGGTTCAATCCCTTTGCCTGTTCATTCCAACTTTCACGCAACATCAACGTCTGTTCGCGAGTGAGAACCTGATCGCTCGTTAGGATGAACGAGGGGCGCGATTGATTGAGGAAGAAGTTTACTTGCTGTTGCAAAGCCGCATTGCCTGCCGCCAGTTCGAGAGCGGCTGCAACAAGTGGCGTTTCACCCACCAGCGGATGGCGCGGCGTCTGAAGGCGCAAATGCAGCACATCGCGAGCCGGAACGATCATATGTGTTCCGTACCGAGCCTCAACAATAGGATTGCCGCCAAGGTGGTAGAATATCGCTCCGGTCACTGCGAGTTGAGCCGCGCACCGGCGCGAGTCCATCAAATGCAGTTCCGTCGGTTCGTAACGGTTGTTGCGAATTATGAGAGCATAAGCATTGCCCTCGCGATAAAGCTGACCAACCGCGTTCATCAGGAAATCGGAAATGGAAAGATAGTCGTTAGGGCGCTTGAGAATTCGAACCAGAGCCGAATTAGTGACGCGCTTGCGGCCGCCTTCCGCCGTCCATGCCCAATGATTGCCAGGGCACATTGCGACGGTCTCAGCATAAGCCGAAACACATGCCTGCACCATTGACGATTGCCCGCCAGACAGCACGTCAGCACCGGTCTGCCACCAATTAATGGCTGACCCCTCAGGAAGCCAACCACCTGTTACCGGCAAATAATAGGGGCCTTCTCGATACTCACCTTCGGTATGCCTGAGGCCAATGGCCGTCAGTGCGCGATCGAGAAGGCCCACTTTATTCAGCCTGCCGTGCTATTGCGGGTCTTGTAGGAACCCGGCTTGTCGGCAGATTCGGCCTTCTGTTCACCCTCAGGCTCACCCGAAGGCTCAAGTTCGACTTCGACACCGAGCTTAGCCAGATCGACTTCCTCCTGCGTCGGGGTGGGCTTTGCGGACTGAGCCTTTTCCTGCTCTGCCACGATTTCAGCCTGCCGCGCACGATCAGCGGCAAGCTGATCGCGGACAGCCTTGTCATTTGACTTCGACATGTTTTTTCCTTCCGTGAAAATGGGAATATTCCGCCCGAAAGCGGACTAAACTTGCATCACCAGGTGACGGACTGGGTCCATGCCAGAACGCCAGTGCGGCGCAGGGTCCAGTTCATCGGCATAATCATCCGCAGCGCGATGCTGTCAGTTTGCCAGAGCGAGCGAACCGGTGCCGCAACGGTGTTGGGCGTGCCGGCGGCACTGATGGCGAGGGGCGTCGTGTCCTCCATGTGGAGGGTCGCCTGATCCGACACATCGAACATCGGATCATCACCAGTGACTGTGACGAAGTCCGCGGCATCCACCAGAATGACCATTCCGGCGGTAACAGTGGGGGACTGGATCACCGGATAGCCAAGGAAGTTGCCGCCGTTGATTGCATCCGCAAAGATGAAATCGCCGCCAGCATTCGCCGTCAGGGCAATCGCCAGTGCCTGAGCCGGGTTCATGATCCAGACCGGAGCACGCAGATTGCCGTTCGTAGCCGTGATCAGGGCGCCAACCAAAGCCTTGGCATCAGTCGTAAGCGCCGCGATGCCGCCGCCAGATGTCGCCGTGGTTACCGTCACGCCATTGCGCAGACCCGCCGGGCGGATGGACGAAGCAGCCGTTGCGTCAAGCAGAACGGTGTCCAGAGCCACCGCCGTATCTTCACGGATGGCATCGCGGATCAGCCCTTCAATCGCCGGCACCGAGTGCTGCGCAATCTCGCGCGTGAACGTCGAGATTACCGCCATTTTCTTGGGCGTCAGTGCCTGTGAAGTGAATGCGCCCTGGCGAACAGGGATTGGCGAACCTTCACCGACGAAAGAGCCGGCAATTGTCGGCGTTGCCGACCGGGACGGGATGGAGATGCTGCCATTGCGACCGAAGTTCAGACGCAGGCCCCGAGCCGACAAACCGGGATAAACCGATGCCGGGAGTAGGGTTTCCATGAAGTCGGCGTTCACGGTCTGGACAAGCTGAGAAGCCCAGCCAGAAGTCGTGGTGGTCGCCGGAGCGGTCGCAGCCTTCTGGACGTGTTCGAATACGACCTTCGTCGCTTCGTCATCACCATAGGCCTTTTGCAGTATGTGCAGCGGGTCTTGCTTGGTAACATGCGAGAGCACGCTCACAACGGCGGAGCGCAGCATGTAATCGCCCGGTGCGACCTTCATAGCAGGCAGACTCACCGGCGCTGCTGGGCGACGCATCACCATAGCCTTCGTTTCCTCAGGTTCGGCGGTCTTGGCGGCCAGTGCAGTTTCAGCGCGGCGAAGCGAGGCAAGCTGCGCTTCCTTGGATTCGATATTGCCGGCCAGTTCGTCAGTGACGATCTGGTCAACGTCATCAGACTTCACATGCTCAGTGAGCTGATCCTTCAGCTGCACGAGTTCTTCCTGCGCACTTTCAATGCGCTCAGCGAGAGTCGCCATTTTCGGTTTCCTTACACTAAGGGGAGTAGGGCTGGCAGGTGCCAGCGGACGAACGGCAGTCTCGCCGGAGCGCCGCACAACCTTGATCTCGCCGGCTGTCTCGCCAAAGATCGTCTCTTGTGCTGCATCTGAAAGATTGAGCGAACGCGCGATCTGAAGCGCATTCGGATTTGCGGGGATGCTCACCAACGAGCATTCGACCAATTCGGCGGCTTTGAACCGGACACCACCCTTGGACATCGGCTCCGCGTCGCTAGCGTGAAAACCAACAGACACCGCCCGCAGAACACCCGCCTCAACAGCCGCGCGGATTTCATCAAGGCGTTCGGACACGCCTCTTGGCAGCAGGTTCAGCCGGCCTATGAGTTTGCCGCCCTGAACTTTTACGTCCGTCCAGTGGCCTACAATGAAATCCGATTTATGGCCGAACAGGGCGATCGGGTTCTTGGCGAAGTTCGCCAGATTCCAGCCCTTCGCCTCGATCACGTCGCCCATACGGTCAACGGTTTCGTCGCTCATCACATAGACGAGCGGATCGTCACCCGCCGGCGAGGCGAGTGCCTTTTTGATAATCTCAGTCATAAGCTAGTTCCTCAGGCGATCATCGCCATGAAATCGAACGATGCCGGGTTGCGGCTCATCAGTGCGACTGCGTTGAAGGATGCGGCCAGTGGGTCGATCTTCGCTGCGCCTGAAATCTGTTTCGTCACCAGGACTGCATTGCCGCGGCGCTCCACCTTGGCATTACCGGCGCACCAGTTCATCAGTTCCAGCCCCGGATGCTGAATGGTGCGGTCTTTAATCTTGCGCTCCATCCCGAGGATAGCGCCATTCAGGGCAAAACCCTGCCGAACAGCCATCATCTGGTCATCACCAATTCCGCGCGATGACAATTCGTCGACAAGCGCGGTGACGCCAATAGGATCAAGGCCAATGGCCGCCTTGTCAGGCAGAAGCCCAGCGTCCTTTAGCATTTCTATGATGTCGGCAGTCTCTTCGATGTCCTGTGTGTCGTGCTCGCAACGAGTGAGACTGCCTTCTTTCTCAAGATCCACCAGTTTCGACGCGATGTCCTTACGGCGCTCATAAACATCCGAGTGCGCCCATGCATGATTCCAGAGGAGCCAACGTGAAGTTTCCTTGCACCGCCCAAGCACTGCGAGGCCCATCAGATCGTCCAGTCCACCGCCATCGATACCAACCACAGCCACTTCGGAGCGCTCAATCAGCGTTTCCAGAGTCAAAGAGGGGTCAGCAGCTTCTTGCCAGTACCGCGCTCCCGCCCATGCGTCATTCCGTAACGCAAGGCCGATTTCGACGTTTAGATGTTTGGCGAGGAAAACCTGCTTCGCGCCATCATCGGCATTTTCAACCTTGCGCCACTCATCTTCGAGCCATTCACGATCGACCGAAACCCCCATGTTCGGGTTCGTGATGTAGAAGTTTTCCGGCTTCAGGTAGTCCCGGCGCTCCAGCATATCCTCTGGAAACTCGTACAGGACACCCATGCTCTTCGGATCGACAACATTGCCGTCCCGGACATCCCTAAAATAGTCCAGCTTGGACTTAAACACGCCCGCAGGAGCCTCATCTGCCTGCGTGGTAAGGTAGATGGTAAAACCTTCGGGTCTCGATACCTGCCCGCCCGTCGCCTCTCGTAGCATTGCGTCTGCTTTGGCGTTCTTGCCGAATAGCCAAAGCTCATCAATCAGCACCCCGACCGCCTTCTTGCCCGAGACGGTGCTGCTGTCAGCAGCCACTACCTTGAGAACCGCATTGGTAAGCCGATGCGTGATTGTCCTTGTGTGCTCCTGAACGTGGAACATGTCATCGAGATCAGGGTCGAACCGGATCATATCCCGAGCCGGCTGAAAGCAGTTTTGCGCCACTTCGATCGTCGGCGCGAGAATTAGAAACTCTGCCGACTGCCGCCAATTCCGAATGAGGGCCGTCATCATGACTGCCGCGGCAATGGTGCTCTTCGTATTCTTCTTGGCGACCGTTAAAAAGAATTCGCGGATCAACCGCTTTCCTGATTCCGCGTCATAGGCGCCGAACACCGCCGCCGCGAAATCCATGATCCAAGGCTCGCAACATTCCCCAATTGTTGGGCTGCCAGCGATGTCCACAATCCGAAGGGATTTGAACACCTCCATGCTTGCCGCCGCTTCATCGGGAAACAATGGTTCGCAAGGTATCAGGCTTTTCTTTGCAACGATCCGTTCCCGCCAGTCAGGGCAGGCGGTGGACCAGATCACCTTTTATTGTCCACCACCAACTTGGGCGGCTGCGGTGGGGCAAACTTGCCCGCCGCACGCTCCGCAGCCTCTTGGCGTTCTTCCTTCTTGCCCTTTGCCTGGGCCTCCATCTTCGGATGCACATACGGAGCCGCAGCTTGTGCCATCCGATCGCGACGGGCCTGATCGACATCTTCGTCGTTCATCACAGCGAGCATGTAATCGAGAGGCGATAACTTAACAGCTCGCGCCTCACGTTTCACCGCCGCCGGCTTAACCGTCTCGTCGCCTTTTCGCGGACGACCAGCGCCCGGCCTCGAACCACCTCGGGCCATTTTCGCTACCTTTGAATTGTTCGGCCATATTCAAACAGCCGGTTTTAATCTCTGAGTGGGATCGGGGGCGGTACTATCGCTAAAGCCCCTATTTGTTCAGCTAATCCCCCCCCAACCTGAATGGTTGAGGTTAGGCGGCTCGCCCATGAACAGGGCTGCTCACCATTGCTGCTGCTCGTCTCTCTGCTTGGCGCCACTGTGACAAGGTGCACATAGGCACTGGAGGTTGGTCGCATCCCAGAACAGAGCCGGGTCTCCACGGTGGGGACGCTTATGGTCAGCGACTAGATTAGAGGTTCGTCCTTCTAAGCGGCCACACATTGCGCAGGTGAACTTAGCTTGCAGGAGGGTAGACCAGCGCAGCTTATGCCACCGTGTCGTCTTGTACCACTTGCGCCATTCTTGGTCGTTGCGCTGGCGTTCGTACTCTTGCCGGTTCTCAGGCTGCTGAATGCGGTACGGCTTTAGCACACCAAGCCGGGGTGGCAGGCTTTTCAGTTTGCCCATCATATTCCCAATATGAACCGCCGGCGCGAACCGAAAGGCGGATGGCACGGCTGATGTTACTCGTGTTCGTTGACCACGCAGCAGCAGCATGGGTCAGGCTCTCGTACAATGTGCCGCAATCCACTCGCCTGACCATGCGCTTATTCATTCCCGCAGGGCTTTGCTGTAACCCTCGCATCGCGCGTTGGCTTATCGCCCTGTCTGAAACATCTTTGTCAGCATACCAACCACACGAACTGCGGCCTTGCTTGCCGTTGCACAACCGGGAAACCGACGCGATACTAACACCAGTGGCATCCGCAATCTGTGTCCGAGTGCCGGTTACTGATCGCCCATCATCATGGTGCAGTGTACCGAACTGTTCTTTATGCGCCTGCCTCGAACCTGAAAGGCGTTGGCGCTGGAAGTCGGCGAACTTACGCCTCGCCACTCCGAACATGTACCGGCCTGCAAGTATTCGCCTCATCTCAGTAGCGTTGTTAATCATCACTGCCATGCAGTGCAGAGCGCCCCATTGCGAACCGCCATAAACCTTGGCGAGTAGCAAGTGCGCGAAGTAGTGATCCTCGGGAGTCAGGCGGATTAGATTGTCCGCGTTGTCTGTCCCTCCGAGGGACTTCGGAGTGATATGGTGCCGCTCGGAGTAGCCTACCAGATACGTCTCAATGTTACGGCGATCCGCAATGAAGTCGCGGTATATCCTCAGATAATCCATAACGATTACTCTGATTCAAATTTGCCTACGATGCAACCCGCTCATGCCGGGATGTGCGAGACCATGCCATCGCAATACCTTATCCGATGCACAGGTGTCTCAAGCCTCGTTTTAAGCGTAGCAGCGCTGATCCAAGGCAAGAGACACTAGGTTAGTGGGGTGGCCCGTTCCTTACGGGGCGGGTCACTCCCTGTCCTTATAGGTTGGAAAGGCTTTCTGTTCAATGACTGGTGAAGACTTCACGGCGTGGATGGGGCACATGGGCTGGAACATCATGCAAACCAGCAATGGCCTTGGCTTGGGCCGCAATACCGTAACGAAATACATGCGCGATGGTGCGCCGGACTACATTGGCTATGCCTGTGCCGCTCTGGCATTTGGTTTGCCGAGGTGGCGGGCATCCTGAAACTTCGCCCGCGACTTAAGCGCCATAGGGATGCACTGCGCGGGCAGGCGGCAAGGGAGGGTGGGTTGTCTTGCTGCGCCTGAAACAAAAAATGCGCCCAAGCTTTCGCCGGACGCACTTCTAAATATCATTTATGTGCAAAGCATATTGGTAAAGGAATGTCAAGCAACCACAACCCTTATCCCCATCTGCCCCTGCTTCGGCGCGATTAAATCAAGCGCATCCAGCGCAGCTTTCAGCACCACCTGATCAGATGGGTTGTTGCCGCCAGCCAGAAGGGCATCGAGCCAGTACGGCCCTTGATCGGCATACAGGTCAAGGACGAGCTGATCCAACCATGGCCTGAGACCAGCCCGATCAAGTTTCTCCATCGCATCGAACAACCATGCTTGATCTGCCTCATCATGCCGGTTGCCCGTGAATGCCACCACGACGCCCGATGAGAGTCTTTCGCGTGCGAGTGGGCATCTGTACCGCCCTTGCTCTATCAACGCGCTGTAGAGCCGCGCAAATCGCTTTCCTGCATCATATCGCAGCGAGGCTTCCTGCTCCTCACCAAGCAACCCGCTTGCATAGGCCCGGCCTAGAGCCGTGGCCCCATGTGTACCGAAGCGTTTGAACCGTGCCTGTGCTCGCTCGGTGCCATGGTCGTAGATCGGGACGGGATAGTTATCCCTAACCAACCGTCCGGTGTTGGTGCGCTTCCCCGCCTTACGCGGCCTGCCTCGTCTCGCCATGCTCATGCGCCCCTGTGGTTGGTCTTGGTGTTCATTGGCGTGGTCCCCTCATCGGTGGAGGGATGGGGGGCCGGGCCGATGGCTAATCGCGCTCATGGCGAAATTCTTTCGGCAGGCAGTCGTCGGCGAGCATATCCCGGTACTCGGGGATGCGAAGAAGTTCAGGCTTCGTTAGTTCGACCGGGACGTTGTAGAACGCGACGGCGTGCCAAACATCGATCAGCAGACGCAGCTTGAGACGATCGACATTGGTTTCCTCTTGCCATTCGCGAAAGCAAGCGCCGACCTTGTAGAAATACCGATCGTAATCCCGATGCCCAAGCGGGCGGATCGCGAACGCTGGCTCATCACCATGCAACCCGGAGTTGTAGAGGATTAGAGACTTGCTGATTGGAACATCACTCATCGTATTTCCCTTCGATCAAAAATCAAAATTGCGAACCCCAAACCCCATGGGTAAAATCGGGGCGCAGCAAGAGCGCCCGATATACCCTTTAGGGTAGATTTTACTCCCGCTCTCCCGCCAGAACTCCCGCCAGCCTTTTCAAGCACTTAACAACCATACTCCCGCTACTCCCGCCTACTCCCGCCAGAACTCCCGCCTCTACTCCCGCCAATGATTTCAAGGACTTAGAGAAACCGGTGGTTGAACTCCCGCCTACTCCCGCCTCCCAAAATCGGGCAATTCCATGACGCAAATGCCGTTCAATTTGCGCTTCTTATCGTAAGTTTCGACGCTCAAAATTCCGTCATCGAACCAGTGATTGATGAAGTCCTTGGCGGCGTTTTTCTCCATTCCAAACTGCCTTTGGACATATCCGACGATGTATCGTTCTTGGGCCACAGGTGATGCGCTGAAAGGCTGTTCTTCCATCCAGCGGCGATGGATTTCATCCAACAAAACTGTCTGATGCTGGATGCTCAGTGAGCCTTCGCCAGAGACCGTTTCAGCTGCCTGCAAGGTGCGATCTTCAAGCAATCCACTGTCAGCACGAACGTATGTATGGACCTCCCAGTCGTGCTCGTCGTTTGCCTTGACGACAGCGCCAGAGACAACTCGCTTAGGGCGATGTGGAACTCCTATGTGGTGGCAAATAGCCTTGGCTTCGGTCTCTTTGGTATTCCACAAGGCATAGGTTACACGCGCACCGTCTACGAGCGCAGCAGAGCCACGGATCGCTTCGCGAGCGGTATCCGCACTATCGATCTTGTTCATGCCGTCCTTGCGCATGTGGTGGCAAACGATCACCGACGCACCTGTCCGAGCGCAAATCTGCGCCAGCGCGGCCCACATGAAATACCCTGCTGCCGGGTCACTCGTAACGTCAGCGGTAACAAATGCTTGGAGCGGATCAATGATGACAAGTTTTAGGTCGTTGATCCGTTCTAATTGGGCAAGTAGCCCTTCAAATTGAGGAGTCTTCTTGAATCCGGCTGACTTGTCCCCGACGATAAACGGCATAGGTCCGCCTGCATCCGGAAGCGGAACCACGATAGCTTTACCCATCGCTTGAGCACGCCGGTTGCTATTATCAATCTTGGAAAGTCTGCGATGAACACTCGCCGCGCTGTCTTCTGCCGTCAAAACAACAACTGTGCCATGTGCCATGACTTTTCCACCGAACAGGCGGCGCTCAGAACCGGAAGTAACATCGCTTGCGATCTCTAAGGCTGCATCCAGTGCGATGAAGCTCTTGCCGATGCCGCCCATCGCGGCAAAAAGCGCCGGTACGCCGAGAGGAATAGTGCCTTTGCAAAGCCATTCTATGTCCGGTGCTTGACCTGAATATCGATCCATTGACCAATCAGACAAGCTAAATCCCAAGGCGACCGATGCTGCGTCAAACTGTGTGGTGCCATCAGTTTGAATCATCCCCAGAACCGCCGCCACATCATCGCAATCAGCGGCATCCCAACCTTGTTCGACATCGGCCGGCGGCTCGATAATCCTCACGCTGGCGGCTATGTCCTGCACGGCAAGAGCGAACGACGCTGCAAACTTGCGTCCGGACTCGTCAGCGTCCGGCCAGATGGTAATGTCCTTGCCACGAAGCGGCGTAAGGTCGCTGCGCTCTAGCGGGCTGTTACAGCCACCCATGACCGCTGTCGCAGCGATACCCTGTTTGATTAGTGCTGACGCGGCTTTCTCGCCCTCACAGACGACCACAGAGTGCGATTGAAGCACGCCGGGTAGGTTATACAGCGGGCGCACATCAGGATTGCCGTAGCGGCGCTTTATTGCGTCCCACGGCAAGAATTCTTTCTGGCCCGGTTCTGGCTCGTAGCGATAGACCGTGGCGATAATGTCGCCGTTAGCATCGGTGTAGTGCCATTCGCCTTTCTGCGGCCCTAGATCCCGGTCCACGCGCTTAAGGCGGCGTGCCTGCTGCTCGCGCTGATAGCTGACTTCGGGACGGGTGCCGTGACCTACCCAATCGGCCAGCTGGTCCAGAGCGTCTTTGAACGACACCCCACGCGCGGCCATGAACAGGTCAATTAGATTGCCGCCCTTTTGTGACGGATCGGCAAAGTCGCTCCATACGCCTCGCTTAGCACCGTGCGTTTCGATGATAAGCGAGGAACCCGGCGAGCCGTGGACGTTGCCCACTTGCGCTCTACGCGGCGTAATGATGGCGGCAGGGAAGAGCCACGCCACAAAAGATTCGACCGAGCTGTTAAGCCCGGCCAGAACCTTGTCTTTACGCTGCGGATCGAAATCGTCGCTGGCGAGATATGCAGCCAATTCCTTTTCGGTTAGGGCCGCGTTGAAGTCGATGACGTTAGCCATTCAGTCCAACTCCCAGCAGCGCGCCCGATAATCGCAGAACTTGCACTTGAAGAAGTCTTCATCCGGGTAAGTCCGGGGCAGGGTTTCACCCGCCTCGGTTGCTTGGATGATCTGGACGCCGCGATCGCTGCATTCTTGCGCCGTGGCAGCGTCAAAGGGGACTTGTTCGAAGTATAGCTCCCCCGTGTTGGCGTTCTCGGTCGTGAATAGCGCAGGAGCATCGGTCAGTTCGGCGTATGCCATGTAGACCTGCATCTGCGCGTAATAGACCGGCTTTTCCTTCCGGACGCCGTGCTTAACGAGAGCCTTCCAGCTTTTCTCATTCAGCACCTTCATTTCCCAAAGGCATGGCACCTTTAAGCCAAGGGCTTCTGGCGCTTTGGTTATCACGCCATCGTAATGGCCCCGGATACGGTAGCGCCCGGTCTGGCTGCACCGAGCGGTTGCGAAGCCCAGTTGACCGCCGCCCTGTTTTTCGGTGACGATTTCGAAACCAGCGAGGCGCAGCCGGTGGATCATAAGCTCTTCGCCCGAATGGCCGCGCTCGAACACTCGCAGTATTTTGCCGGGGAAGTTCCGGCTTTTGGGCGTGCCCGTATATTCGTATTGAAGCATCCGGGCGCATTCTTCACCAAGGCGAGAACCACCAAGATAATCACGCGGCTTTGCCGCCTGATTATCAGCTTCCATCGCTGCATCGATGATGGCGGTGGCCACTTCGGTGAAGCTTTCCGCAGCCTCTTTTTTGGCGAGGGTTTCGCTATTAAAATCGAGCATCAGAAAGAAATCCCTTCGCGATCGAATATCTGATGAAGCTCGCCTCGGAATGTCTTTACGGCTGCCGCAAACAGGCCAAGGATTTCATCCCGGCTACAATCGTTGAACGGCTTGTCTGCGATGCCTGTGGAGACGACATGCTCACCCATTGCGGGCAGCATCTTTTCTATCGCCTCAATCTCAAATTGGCTGAATGACAATTTAGCCTCCCACGCTTTGAGGCAGGCGCGTCTGCAAAATTTCAGGTCAATTCCAGCGTGGGCGATCCCTAGACCGCCCCGCCATATTTCCCCGCAAAAGCTACAGACGCGCTCGAACCTCATTGGCTATTATTGCGCCCAAGCAGGCGAGCCGGATGATTTGGCGACCTGGTTGACTACACCAGCGGCGACATGTCCGAAGGGCTTGGCATCACCTTCCGCCCAGCCTTTGTATTGAGGCGAGGTGACAGGCACGGCGGCGACAAGCTTGTTCTTGTCGTCATAGCCATCCTTGCCCTTTTCGATGCCAATCTTGCCCACGAACTCCAAGCCGGAGAAATCACCGAAGCCACTGACGATGCGCTTGGCCTTGGCGTCGTCGGACATATCGTCCGGCTTTATCTGGCGCGCGCTTTCGAGAATTCCACGCAGCGTCGAACGGGTGATGTTGACGGCCTTGTTTTCCGCTTCGGGATGGCCGCACATCATGTTCTGCCAGATTTTTCGGCCCTTGTAGCGGCCCTCAGTAACGGTCAGCTCACAGTTCAACCAAGTGTAGGTCGATGTGTCGCTACCCGTCTCCCAGCCACCTTCACCCCTGCTTCCGGGGCGGATGGTCAAGATCATCGGCGCGATGGTGTTGAGTGGGATGAGGTCGAAACCGCTGTTGCTTTCAGCGTTGTTGAAATCCATGCTCATAAAAGCTCCTGTCCATTCAGGTTTTGGGGTTAGGCGGCGAGCGTGTCGGTGTGGTAATTGAGGCGCTCGCTCGCCGGTTTTGCGGGTGCGCTGATCTTCTCCATCAGCTTACCCAGATGCGGTTCCTCGATAAGATCGAGCCGCCCGCTGCGGTCCTTTGCGGGATAGCCCCACGGGTTTACCGCGTGCGTTACGAAGGCCCGGTAAGGCTCCCCTTCCTCTGGTGTCATCGAGACCATGCTGATCACCTGATCGGTGATGCCAGGCGCTTCCAGAGCGGTTTTTGCGCCCTCGATTTGCATGGCAAAGGAAGTCCGGCCGAAGTCGTCTTTCAGTTGGTTCAACAGCCCGACGAGCCATACATTGTGCTTAGGGCAATGCTGGAACTGCTTGAGCCAGCCCACCATTTCACGGCCAAGCAGGCCATAGGTTCCGCGCGTATCTGGCTTGCCGTTTTTCTCGCTAAAACTTTCCGGCTGTTGTTTTGCCCATGTGAAGCAAACGCGGCTGACCTCGGTGATAGAGTCGATGAAAATCGTCTCATACTTTGCAAAGGCATCGACGCCGGTTGTCTCTACCGCAGCATCATAATGGGCCTGCGAATAGGTTTCTTCTGGCGCATAGGCTGGGTTCGGCCCACCAATCGCAGCAGCGAGGTTGCGAGCGTCCGGCCAAGTGCGAAGTCGCACCATGTCGCCGGTCCATTCCTGCACTGACAGTTCGCCCGCTTCAGCATTGACGAAAAGCGTCTTGTCCGGGTCGAGCGTGTAGAGCAGCGATGTTTTGCCGATGCCCGCAGGGCCGAGGATGATGCCCTTGATACCTGCCTTTTGTGCGAGGCGTTCGGATGCAGTGACGATCTTCATGCCGTCACCATGTTCGGATTGTCCATTCTTCCGTTCCTTTCGTCGCCAGCAGTGTTTCTTTGGTCGTGAGAGTGAGCGGCCCGAAACCGGGCTGGACAGGGCCGACCATGGTATTCGCCGCTTCCAATCGGCTTATTTCCATGGAGACCGCCCACCGTGTTCATCGAACTGCCAGCATTTCGCGAGCAGCAAGATAGAGGTTGATCGAAGGTGGCAGAGGATCATCTAAGATCGTTCTGCCTGCGTATCTGGCCATGCGGTTGGCATGGCTGTCGATTTGGCGAAGCGCGGCATAGCGGACTGGCAGAGGCGCAGCGCGAAGCCAGCTATCAGCCAGACGCGTCAGGAATCCTGCCGGATCGTCCGAGCGCTTCACCGCACGGCGGAAATCAAGAAGACGCGGCTCCTGGTCGACCAGATCGGCCCACTCGGCTTTCTTCGCCGCGCGGTATTTCTTAAGCAGCCGATCCTTCTCGGCCTGCTTTTCATCCAGAGTGCGGGGTTTCATAAGATCGGCACTCCCGTCCGGCGCAGCCATTCGATCGCTGTGTCTGCCGACCTGAACACGCCGATAGTATGGTTGCGCGCCACCAGTGCGTTGAAGCAGTCGATCTGGTTGTCTGACAGCGCGCCAGTGCCGGCCTTAAACTCAATGAAGCGGCACTTACCGTCATACAGAACCATGATGTCTGGGAAGCCGGGGTAGAGACCTTCACGACCGCGCTTTATCGCTTCCCATTTGGAGCGCTTGCCCTCGTTGGGGATCGCAACAATCATCACGTCCGGCGCGAGCTTTTTCATCTGATTGCGGAACGCGATCTGGATTTGCAGTTCTGATTTCGTGCAAGCTGCGTTGCGTGGATCAACATGAAAGACGAAACGGTCTGTCACTCCACCAGCCCCTCTTCCAGCATTTCGATTTGCGCCTCGATCTGGCGGGCGAGCACACCCAATTCGAAAGGATCGACCGGGGCGTGCTGTGCATCCTCAGACAGTTGCTTGAGGCGGTCGCGGATTTTGGAGAGAGCATTCTTCACACCGCCATCTCCCGTTGCAGAGCTTCAAGTAGGTCGGCTGATCCTCGCGCGATCCGCTTCTGGTAAAGGTGTGAGGTGTCGAGTTCGCCGTGCGCGGAAAAATCATTCTTCGGCTTAACCATGCGCGCAGGCGAGGCCTTGAGTTGATGTTTGGCCACAACCGGTTGGCATTCAGCAGCGCTCAGGTGAGCGATCCGCTGTTCGATTGCGCCGACCATCGCGCTAAAATCCGGATCGTCTGCCATCAGTTGATCGGCCGTGCGCAGACTGTGCAGCACAGTCGAATGATCGCGCTTCAGCAACGCGCCGAGTTTGGACGCGGAAAGATCAGGGAAGTGCTTGGTGGCGATGTAGATCACAGCGCGGCGCGGTTTGACCATGTGCCTGCGGCGGTCGTGTTCGTAGATATCCTTTACAGTGACATCGAACACATCGGCGCAGATGGCGACGATATCGCTGATAAAGATGCGGCTTTGCATCACCATTCGTCCCCTCCGGTCGCCCGTGCGCATCCATTCCTTGCGCTTGCCGATGCGTTCTTCCTTGGTCTCGGTGGTCACGCTGCCTGCTCCCCAAGGTGGCGCTTGATGGTGTTCCATGTGCTTGAGGTCTGGCCTTTGGTGAGGCCCAGTGCGCGACCCACTTCCGCTACGGTCATGCCGTCAGCGACAAGCTGGGCGAATTGATCGATGCGCTTCATGCTGCCCTCACCGCACGGGGCCGGTGCATCGTTTCAAGGCGATCCAGCCATGAGCCGGTGACGCGGTGAACCTTGCGGATGAGGTTCTCGTCCATGGCCCTGAGTTCCTTGTCCGTGACGGACTGTTCACCGTGGCTCTTGTCGCTTTCCGCCTGCGCAACGTCGCGGGCCAGCGTGATAAGATCCAACGTCAGCGGATCGGTTGTGCACTGTGCGCTATCGGGCACTTTCTGCTGTCCGAAGGCGCGATCAATTTCGTCATGAGCAGTGGGCTCCAGCGCAAGCAGATTGTAGTATCCGCGCAGCGATGGCAGCGATCCGTTGGTAAGGTTCGCAAGCTGCCGTTTGCTCGAATAACCAAGAGCTTGCGCGACCTTGGATGCACCGTGATTGCGGATCAAACGGCCCAAAAGCGCCATAAAATGGCCATGGAACTCATCTTCATCCATAGGTTCAATGTTGCGAACGACAGTGCTTGGCTTTTCAGACATTTTGCGCCTCATGGAAGAAAGGGCGATCAGAAGCGGGAGCAGCGAGGCGGTAGGGGTGATCGCGGCTCGTATTGTCTTCCGCATCAGGGAACTGAGTGGAGGCAGCTTTGAGGAAGCGCCCGACGATTATCCCGACAGGCAGGCTGGCAAGCGTCCACACGCCGAGGATTTGAAGTGCAGTGCTCATGCTGCTGCGTCCTGTGCTAAAGTTTCGAATGAGACGGGCACGCCAGCATCGGCACCGATCTTGGCAATGTGCGCCCAGTACTTCGCAGGGATCATTCGACCCGAGAGCGTCCATGAACGCACCGTAACCGGAGCGACTGGCACTCCACGCTTAGTCAGTTCATCGGACAGCTTTTTCGCGCCGCCCAGAGACTTGATGATGTCGATATGGTTCATAGCGTAGTGCTATCATACGTAGCGAACCATGGCAACATGATTTGTAGCGCCACGCCATTTATTGTGAGCGCTGTGGAACATGATCTCGAATCAGCAGCAGGCCGCTTGCGGGCGGCCAGAATAAAAGCCGGTTACGACGACGCGGCTGACTTTGCTCGCGCCGTCGGTGTTAAGCCGGTCACTTATAGAGCTCATGAAGGTGGGCAAAACGGGTTCGCCCGCTATGCCGACCGATACGGCGTTAAGCTTAAAGTTTCTCCTTTGTGGCTATTGTATGGAAAAGGTGATCAGCGAGGCGTTTTGAGTGACGCTCCTTGGCTCCCCCGCCTAGAGACTATTGCTGTCTTGATGGAAGGCGTGGCGCGCGCCTTATCGGCAACCCGCGTTTCTCAAGCTGATATTCAAGGCGTTTCTGGCGATTTCTTAGCAGCTTTGCGGCGGATTGCAGAGCGTCCCGATCGGGAAGATATACCCGAGGTTCTGCAGTTGATGGCGGATCAAATAGCCGGGAAAGACGATCCTCGGCCACCAAGCACATCTGCACGAGAAAATCACAAATAGGATCGCATTCTTGGCATTGCCTAGGGCACATAATTCTTTCCTCTCCGTGACTTATGGAGACGAAGGATTAGCCAAAAGGTATAACATAACAGAAATAGGTGTACTTTAGAGGGATATAATGAGGGTGCTGTTGATTGGCGCGGCGCTGTCGCTCACTGGATGCGACAGTCTGCCAACATCCTGGTCTCGGGACGATCTCGAAGAGATTGCGCAAAGTGCTGCTGCGGATGAGGCCTCGGTTGTTCAAGCCCGGCTATCTGATCTTGAATCAAAGGTGTCCGAGCAAGAGACTGAGATCAGCTATCTTCAATCGCAAGTTAACAGTCTCGAAAGCGAGCTGGCGTTATATCGATAAAGGCCGCGTGTTCTAGGCGGCGCGAAGTTATTGAAATAATATGGGGGGATTAGATGCCAGATGCCGTTTCAGACATAAAGCCGGATCACAATTCGCTGGGCAAGGCCGCATTCATCGTTGGGCTGATCGCTTTAGTTTTGTCGTTCATTCCGTTCATAGGCTTTGTGTCGTGGCTTCTTGCGCCACTGGCGATCCTTTTCGGGTTGATTGCACTCCGCAAACCGCCGCGGTCGTTGGCCATCGCCGGCCTGTTTACAGGAGCCATCGCGCTGTGGATCTGCATCGCTTGGGCCGGGGCGGCCAAGTCGATGGGTGAAGCGATGAATGCTGACACATTCAACACGACAGGCGAAGCAGCTGATCTATCCGCCGCGCCGATTATGGACGCAAAGATCAGACAGCTCTGGCAAGATATCGAAGACAACAAGGTTGCTGCCGGTCAAAAGTATGGCGGGCACCGCCTGCGCTTTACCGACGAGAAGATCAACGATTTTGGCGGTGATGCGGCCAATCCCGCGATCAGCTTCGTGGGCAAGGAGGAAGACTATCTGGTACATTTTGTAAGCGCCTCTTTCAGAGATGCTGACGGTAAGAAGATTGCTGCGATGAAGAAAGGCGATGCGGTATCGTTCGTATGCACCAGCGTAAAAGAGACCTTTGGCGACGGCTACTCACTGTCAGGGTGCGCGCTCCAATGACGCTGATCAAACGCCGCGCGATCTAGGCGGCGAGGGGCTTTGAATTGTAGAGTTTGCCGCAAGGGGGACGGGTGGACTTCGATATTGCAGAGCAGTTGGAGCGGATCGTGGCCCTTCTTGAAGGGCACACATTCACATCCATATGCGCATTATGCGCATTACTATTGATTATGGGTTTCCAGAAGGAGGGGCTGTTTTCAAAGGCGCTCGCATATTTAGAGGCTCGCGCGATCCGAGAGGCGGAGAAAGAAGAACGTCGCATTGAGATATTGAGAATGCTAGAGAGTAGGAACCAGCGCTGGCTTCCGGGATTGGAAGCTAACCCGGAGGAGGAGAGAAAATCATGACGGTGGTTTTCATTATGATCGCGATCATGGCACTTTACGCCGCGACATCCTTCTATGTTAGGAAGGCGACCGAGTATCTTGCCGCGTCGGACGCGCCTTGGGATCGCCTTTATCACGCCGCTGAAACGGTCATTTCGGACCCGGATATGCCGCAGGAATGGGCCAACTTCTCGGCTGCGGCGGTCATGTGCGCAGGATGTGGATGTTTGACCCAGCGCATTCTATGGGATGCCGCGAAGGCGAAGTTCACGCGCAAAAAGCGCCGCAACGGCGGTGAGCCGCAACTGACCGACAAGCAGCGCGAACAGGTGGCGTCCGTCGTCGTGAACGCGATCTACTACGACTCCCTTCGCGCACCCTTTAGCGGTTTTCTGTTGCGCCGCCTTGTCTTCCCGTGGCTGCGGGCAGCCTCACAAGGCAAGGCTCCCGCAAAGAACAGCAATGTCTCGAGTATGGTAAAATCATCGAAGGCTGCGATCCGCGATAAGGCAGAGGGTAAAAAATTACTCATGGCTGGATAACGCCCACCTACTACAATCCGACTCACCAAGCCCGCCCCTCCCGGCGGGCTTTTTTGTGCCCGAATCACAGCCCGCTACGTGCGGTCTTTTTTGTGGGTCCATGCGATATAAAAAATATTACGAGGCGCTACAAAACATATTGACGCGCTACATAAGATATCGTAATTATCCCTCTATCAGCTCACAGAGCAGAGAGGGAAACGACGATGGATACTCCCACACTTGAGCAGCGGTACATCGAAGCGTTCACCAATTACATGGGATACGCACCAACTGTCACGAAGCGGGGCGCGCATTACCGCATCAGCCACCGTGGCGGTTCAATAGGTGGCCGTACAGACGCGGACCTTGATCGCGCGATCAGAGACTTCGCCCGGTTGTCTTCAATCGGAGGGATCGCAGCATGAATGTGCACAACCATTCGTTCACCGTCAGCGCCCCCAACTGGTACGCCAAAAGCGGCATTATCGAATGCGCCACCTGCGATGGGATAGGCCACTACTGGAACGGTCGCGGACTAGGCGGCAACGATCCCGATAGCTGGGATATCGAATGCGCTGATTGCTGCGCGCAAGGTCATTTCGCGTGTGCCGTCTGCGGATTTTCAACGCCGGTCAATGGCTATGACTGCCTCGTCTGCACCATGAATTACGAACTGACACCCGAACAGCGCGGCGAGATCAACCCTGCCTCACTGGCAGAGGCTTTCACGCGCTCGATCGCAGCGGCGAAGGAGGCTTGAACATGGATAACTCATATCCGGAATGGGCACACGCACGGCTTAACAAGCTGCTGCGGGAGTGCGGCAAGGGGCGGCCGATAAACCATGCCGAGTACGCCGCACATGCGCGTGAAGTCGTGCAACATCTGTCCAGAGTAAAGACAGGAGGCAACGCATGACGCCCCTCATACGCCACGCCGACCGCGCACCCCATTGCGTCGAGCCAGTCTCTAGGTCTGGTCTTACCCGTGAGCAGGTCCACGGCAAGCTCCGTGGAATGGATGAAGAGGCTCTGCTGGAAAGCATCAAGCCCATGTTGGGCAAGGTGTCCAAGTGGCTGTTCTGGATCGCTCTTGCCGGCCTGATCCCCTTCGCTTGGCACATTGGCTGGTTTTCATTTGAAAGGATCGCGCTGTGACCAAGAACAAACTCTCCGATCTCAACGATCATTTGTTCATGCAGCTTGAGCGGCTCGGCGGGGAAGAACTGACCGCAGAGCAGATCGAGAGCGAGGCGAAACGCGGTGAGGCCATTGTCAATGTTGCCGAGCAAATCATCAAGAACGCGGACATGCAGCTTCGCGCAGTCAAGATACTGGCTGACCACGGCGATCGCTTCAAGCCGCATCTTACGATGATCGAGGGGAAGGCGGAATGAAAGGCCGGTCAATCCCCTATAGCGCCGAAGAACTGACGTGGATCAAGCGGAGGCGCGCATGGACGCGGGCCGCTCTGCACCGAGGCTTCTGTGCGACGTTCGGGCGCGAGGACGTGTCGCTCTCAAATCTACACGCCCTGTGCAAACGCAAGGGCTGGAAGACCGGGCGTACTGGCAACTTTGAGAAGGGCCAGGACCCGTGGAACAAGGGGCAGTCATATTGCCCGAAGGGCTCTGAAAAGGGCTGGTTCAGGCCCGGCATCCGCCAAGGCAAGGCGCCCACGAATTACAAGCCGATCGGATCGGAGCGGATCGTTGACGGCTATCGTGAGCGCAAGATGCATGACGGGATGCCTTTTCGATCCCGCTGGAAGATGGTCCACGTCTTGGGATGGGAGCAGGTGAATGGCTCGGTCCCCGATGGTCACTGCCTCAAGTGCGTCGACGGAAACCGATTGAACACAGACCCGTCGAATTGGGAGTGCATCCCGCGCGCCCTGTTACCCCGCCTTGCTGGCGGTAATCGTTACCGACCCGTCCTGGCGTACGATGCCGCGCCAGAGCAATTGAAGCCCATAATCCTGAACACAGCAAAGCTGGCCCACGCAGTCAAGATGGCGAGGGACGCATGACCCGCCCCTCTCAACAATACCGCATGGACATAGCGGCTGAAAGGGAGGCGTTCGATTGGGACGCATGGAACAGCAAGTTTGCCGAGGGCCTAGCCGCGCTGATCAAAGGCGCGGAGCAGGCTGGGCCGGGGGAGCAGCGGGAGTTGCTGGAAGCCGAGATGAGGCAATGCGCCCGTCAGAGTGGCTGTTCTGGATCGCTCTTGCCGGCCTGATCCCCTTCGCTTGGCACATTGGCTGGTTTGCTTGGAGGTTAATATAATGAGCACTAAATATGAGCAGGCGTTCAACGTCTTCGCGACCTTTCCTGAAGGTTTGACATGCTTTGAGTTTGAGCAATTGTTGGATGACCCGCGTTCTACTTCAAAAATGCTTAGCCTATTCTGGCAAGAGGGGCTGGCCGAGAAAGGAGCAAAACGGGTCAACCCGAAAACCGGGATTGCTCATCTATCCTATATTCCTACCGGCGTTCCTTTTTCGCAGCGCATAACAAGAACGCAGATCGCCAGCAGTCGCAAAAGTGATCGGGCAGATAATGAACTGATCGAACTTCGCCAGTGGAAGGCAGAGGCTATCAAACGCTTCCCTGAACTCGGCCTCGACCCACTGGTCAAGAAAGCCCGTTCGACTGTGGCCGACATATTCCGGCGCGAAGGCAACCAAACGAAAGCGGCGCTGATCGAGAGCGGCGAACTCGATGACGGCGACACGATGCGCGCGGTCCTTTCGGTCTTGAGGAATGCCGCATGATTAGCGCCCGCACAGCACAAGAAGCCCGCCTGCTTGAAGCGGCAGACAAGGACGCGCGGTTTCGGTTTGATCCGACGCCGGAAAACGCACCGAACTATTCACTCGATAAGCGCATCGCCCAAGCCCGCCGAGAAATGGGCGAAGCGAGGTGGGCTGAACTGAACAAGGAGTGGGAGCAATGACCCAGCCAACCCCGGAGCAGATGGAGAGGGCGGAAAAGCTGTATCGGGAACACCGCACCACAGGCTGGGATGGCGCTGACGTTCCCGCCGCAATCGTGGCCGCCATCCTCCAATCAGACCAGCAACAGGCCGAGCTAAAGGCGCACGCTGAGGTGTTGGAGGGGATTTTGGCAGAGTTCATCGAAGTCAACGATGATCCGTGCCGATATGACCATCATGGTTACTGTCAAGCGCACTTCCTTGAGGAAGACTGTCTGGTGAAACGCGCCCGCACCACACTCAAGGAGCAGCACCAATGACGCAGTATAACAACGCGCTCGCGCAGGAGCTTGAGGCTGCACTCGCTTTGCACCCTGAAACCGCCTCTGATTACGAATGGACGGCGTTGCTAACTGCCGCAACGAATGCCCTGCATTACCTCCGCACGCCATCGCCCGTAGCGGGTGAGGTTGAGGAACAGGTGGAGCAGGACGGTGCGGTTGAGCATGGTGGGTGGATGCCAATTGAGAGCGCGCCCAAGGGCGAACTCATCACCATTTGGATCGCCGGGACAAACGTGAAGGGCCAGAAATGGTGTGACGGGCCGGGCGAACTTTGGGCCAACTGCTACTATGATAGCATCTGCGGCGAATGGCGTACAAGTCGGCCAAGTGGTCATTTGCGCTGCGTTCCCGAACGGTTCGTCACCCACTGGATGCCTCAGCCCACACCCCCACTCGATACGAAGGAGGGGTAGAGGATGGATCGTATTCCAGTCGGTCGCGCTTCTCGATGGATGAGGGTCAAGTGCGCGCTTTTCCACCGCCGCCACCAGATATTCCGCCATGTGCATCATAGCTGGGCATTCCAGTGCCGGAAATGCGGTTTGGAGGGCATGATCTATGACTGACCTAACCACCCGCATCGAGCAGGCCGTCGAGGGGGAGCAGAGAGAGTTGCTCTTTGCAGCCGCTAAGGAAATATGGACGTGGGCCTACGCCCCGGCCACCGTTGACCCCGATCTTTGGGCGGCCCGATGGGTGAAGTTCAACCGCTTGCTCAATGCAGAAGCCTATCTGGACGCGGCGATCATGCTGGTTCCAGAGGACATGGGGTGGGAGGTTGATTCCTTCGATTATACGGAAAGCACTGCGGTTATCTATGGAGGAGGGGCAGGTCCCCGTGAGGCTCGTGCTGGAACCCCAGCCTTGGCAATCCTGGCCGCCATCAAGAAGTTTCCTAAAGGGGGAGCCAAATGACGACTATCACAGAACTACTCGCTAAATGGGACAGCGGCACAGGCAAGCCCTACAAAGGTAGACTGATCGACTGGGAGGCTTACTCAGACGATCCTGACGACCTGTCTTGTATGTGCGCACAGGGTCAGGTTCTCCATACTATCGGCGGATGGGAACCAAAGCGGCTTGAAGATATCACCCAAGAAGATGCTGACCGAGAAACCGCAAAGCTGCTCAATATCAGTGTCGCACACGCAATTCTGCTTCGGAATATCAACGACAGCATCGACGGCTCACCATCCATTGTCCTGACCGAACCCGGCATGGTGCTGGGCGGCGAGTGGAGTAAAATACTCGATTTCTGGTGGCACATGGACCAGATGACTGATGAGCAATGGGACGCCGTTAGGGACGACGCCTGGTCCGCCGCTTGGGCCGTTGTATCCGTCGCTAGGGGCGCCGCTAGGACCGCCGCCTGGGACGCCGCCTGGGCCGTTGTATCCGTCGCTAGGGGCGCCGTTGTATCCGCCGCTGGGGACGCCGCCATGGAAGCCGCTGGGGACGCCGCTGGGTGCGCCGCTAGTGAAATACAAG